TTCCTAGCCCAAAGCCTGCGGGTCGTCCAATCGCGCACGCTTTGGCTAGCGCTAGATTCCTAGAACTGGTTTAATGAGACGCATTCGCAATAAGCCATGACTGACGAACCAAAGCTGTCAATTCAGATGGCGCAGAGGATCGAACTGTGGCCTTTAGATCGACTTAAGCCGTACGAACGAAATGCAAGGACGCATAGCGCAGAACAAGTCGCGCAGATCGCTGCGTCGATCGTGGAGTTCGGTTTCACCAACCCGATCCTGGTTGATTCGGGCGATGGGATCATCGCCGGCCATGGCCGACTGCAGGCAGCGCGTGAGCTTGGCCTGAGCACCGTGCCGGTGGTGGTGCTGGATCACCTGAGTGATCGGCAACGCCGTGCGTATGTGCTGGCCGACAATCAGTTGGCGCTGAATGCTGGATGGGATCTTGAGTTGCTGCGCACTGAGCTACAGGACTTGGTGGCGGATGATTTCGATCTGAGCGTGATCGGCTTCAGCGACGAGGAGCTGGAGGATCTGTTGCCTGAGGTGGAAGAGGTGCCGCCTGAGGAGTTAAGCGACGCTGACGCAGTGCCCGAGTTGCCGGCCGATCCTGTCAGCAAACCTGGTGACGTATGGCTGCTGGGAAAGCATCGGGTGATGTGCGGTGACTCGACCGCCATCACTGACGTGGAACGGTTGATGGACGGCAAGAAAGCGCAGCTCATGCACGCCGATCCGCCCTACGGGATGGGCAAGGCATCGGATGGCGTAGCCAATGACAATCTCTACAACGACGACCTGGACGCTTTCCAGATGGAGTGGTGGGCAACACTCCGGCCGTTCCTGCTGGACAACGCCAGCGCCTACATCTGGGGCAACGCGCCGGAGCTGTGGCGGCTTTGGTACAAGGCAGGACTGGGCACCAGCGAGCTAATGGAGCTGCGGAACCAGATCGTGTGGGACAAGAAAGCGATACCTGGAATGGCTTCGCCAGACCTCAACCAATACCCGGTGGCCTCTGAGCATTGTTTGTTCTTTCAGCTTGGCAATCAGCTGATCGGCAACATGAACACGGCTGACTACTGGCAAGGGTGGGAGCCACTGCGTGCATACCTGGAACAAGAAATGAAGTCGATTAGTTGGAAGTTGGCCGACCTAAACAGAGCCACCGACACCTTTATGGGCGGCCACTGGGTCAACAAATCGCAGTGGGCGTTTCCTACTGCTGAGCAATACCAAAAGATCCAAGCGGCTGCAGCAGGTAAAGCCTTCAAGCGGGAGTACGACCAGCTCAAGCGGGAGTACGACCAGCTCAAGCGGGAGTACGACCAGCTCAAGCGGGAGACCCGCAGCTACTTCAACAATGCGCATGACGTGATGCGCGACGTGTGGGAGTTTGGGCGGGTTACAGGTGAGGAGCGACACGGCCACGCCACGCCTAAGCCGGTGGCGATGATGGAGCGCGTGATGAAGTCGAGCCTCCCCAGTGGTGGTCTGTGCGTCGAGCCGTTTGGTGGCAGCGGCAGCACTCTGATCGGGGCTGAAGCTGCTGGCCGTGTCTGCTACGCGATGGAGCTGAACCCGGTCTATGTGGACGTCATTGTGAGGCGGTGGCAGGCGTTTACGGGCAAGCGCGCCACGCTGGAGGCGACGGGCGAGGTGTTTGCTGAGGATGCCGCATGAACCTGAAGGAGTATGCGGAGAGCCGGGGCAAGAGCTATCAGACGCTGGCGCGCTGGGCACAGGCCGGGAGGCTGACGCAGATCAAGCGTGAGGGGAAGGCGTATGTGATCCCGGATCCGCAGGCCTTGGATCGGGAGATTGCATCGGTGAAGGCACCTGACCGTGGTGGTGCATCACCGGGCGCGCAGGTGGATGAGAGTCTGCGGAGGCAGCAGGCTGATGAGCGTGCGGTGCCAAGTTTCGCTAGAAGCCGTGCGATCCGTGAAGCGTTCGCGGCGAAGTTAAGCGAGCTGGAGTTTAAGCAGCGCAGCGGGAAGCTGGTTGACAAGGCGGAACTAAAGATGCGGCTGGCGAAGGTGCATATGGGCGTGCGTGATGCGCTGCGCACGATCCCGGATCGCGTGGCGCCGATCCTGGCTGCTGAGACTGACCAAGCTGCGATCCATGCTTTGCTGCTGAAGGAAATCGGTCAGGCGCTGGAGGGGCTAAGTGGCAGCACCGATTGACGATCTGATTCATGGTTGCCTCGAGGCGCTGCGATTCGAGCCTGAGCTGACGGTGAGCCAGTGGGCGGATGCGCATCGGATGCTGAGCGGCAAGGCATCAGCGGAGCCTGGACCGTGGCGAACTGACAGGACGCCTTACCTGAAGGAGATCATGGATGAACTGAGCACCACCAGCGCAGTGCAGCGCGTGGTGCTCATGGCTGGCGCACAGCTAGGCAAGACGGAAGCGGGCAGCAACTGGCTCGGCTATGTGATCGCGCACGCCGGTGGACCGATGCTGATGGTGCAGCCGACTGTGGACATGGCCAAGCGCTTGAGCAAGCAGCGCTTGGAGAGCTTGATCAGCGAAACGCCGTGCCTGTCAGAGAAGATCGCACCGGCTAGGAGCAGAGACTCGGGCAACACGATGTTCGCCAAGGAGTGGGCGGGCGGGATGATGATTTTGACGGGCGCCAATAGCGCGACCGGGTTGCGGTCTGCTCCCTGTCGTCACATCTTCCTCGACGAGGTGGATGCGTTCCCTACTGATGTGGACGGTGAGGGCGACCCGGTGACGCTGGCGGAGAGGCGTAGCACGACATTCAGCCGGCGCAAGATTTTCATGACCAGCACGCCAACGGTGAAGGATTTCAGCCGGATCGAATCGGAGTTCCTGCTGAGTGATCAGCGGCGGTACTTCTGCCCATGCCCGAGCTGTGGGGCGATGCAGTGGTTGAAATGGCCGCAGTTGAAATGGGATGACAACGAACCGAGCACGGTGCTGTATGAGTGCGAGCACTGCAAGAATCGTTTTAATGAGTTTCATAAGACTCAAATGTTGACGGCTGGCCGATGGATGGCTACTGCGCCAGGTGATGGCAAGACCGCCGGCTTCCATCTGTCGTCGCTCTATAGCCCATTGGGATGGAAAAGCTGGGAGGAGATCGTCGAGGACTTCCTGCGCAGCAAGGGTGACGCGCCGCGGCTAAAGACCTGGGTCAACACCGTGCTTGGTGAGACATGGGAGGAGGACTATGCGAGCAAGGTGAGCGCCGATGGATTGATGGGGCGATGCGAGCACTACGAGGCTGGCGTGATCCCCGAGGGTGGTTTGGCTCTGACGGTTGGCGTTGACGTGCAGGACAACCGCCTCGCGATCAGTATCTGGGCATGGGGGCGTGAGGAGGAGGGATGGCTGATCGACCATCAGGAGATCTATGGCGACCCGAGTCGCGCCGAGCTATGGAAGCAGCTCGATGAGTTGGCGCTGAAGGAATGGGAGCACAGCAGCGGGGGCAAGCTGCGGCCTGATGTGGTGGCAGTCGATAGCGGCGGCCATTTTTCGGCGGAGGTGTACCAGTACGCGCGCGAGCGTGGGCGGCAGGGTGTGATTGCGATCAAGGGCGCCAGCCAGCGCGCCAAGCCACCGATCGGCAAGCCGAGCAAGGTGGATGTGAACTACAAGGGCAAGACGCTGAAGCGTGGTGCGCTGCTGTATTCAGTTGGCACCGACACGATCAAGACAACGCTATTCGGGAGGCTAAAGCACAACGAAGCTGGTGCTGGCTACCTGCACTTCCACATGCAGGCCACCTCGGAGTATTTCGAGCAGTTGACTGCTGAGAAACAGGTGCTGCGCTACAACCGCTCAGGCTTCCCGACACGCGAGTGGGTAAAGAAAGCAAGCGCACGAAACGAGGCGCTCGACACGTTGGTTTATAGCTATGCCGGCCTGAACCTGATGTATCAGCGCTACGACAGAAGAACGATTTGGGATCAACTTGAAAAACGACTAGAACTGGCGCGCGACCCGGAGCTAAGATCAAGGCAACAGCCTGCGGCACCAGCTGCGGCCGGCCCTGGATTTGTCAGCAACTGGTAGGCCGTGAACATTCCAAGCGAGATCAGAGCGGGCGACACGATTCAGTGGCGTGACGTGGCT